CTAGGAAAACGTGCTGTGCAGGCGCTCGATAGCCGCATTGATCGATATTCCTGCATCATCCACCAGGGTTTCAATCTGCTCGTTGGCATAGTCATCGCGCACTCTGCGGATCAGTGCGGCGAATGCTTCGCTATCGTGATTGTCCAGCAGGGCGGCGATGCAGGTGAAAAACTCTTCTGCTTGATTGCACATCGCCTCCTGCAACAAGGAGGGCAGGGCGCGCAAAGATTCAAACGCGGTATCGTTGAGCTGATCACGCGCGGTGGTGCGCGGATTGAACAAGCTCTCGTAGGCGATGGTCGCGTTGCGGAAGGAATCACTGCCTGGTTCGAACAGCATGCCGTCATCTCCTCTCGTGGCTTGGTACGCACTAAAGTATAGGTGTGCCTAATTATTTAGTCAATAGGCTGGCCTGGTTTTTGTGCTGGACCTATTCTTCCCGGGCCCGGCGAGTCTGCCGCCGGCTTTGAAAACATGAAGAAGCCCCGCAGGATGCGGGGCTTGACCGATCAGCCGTAGTGGGAGCGCAGCAGGCCTGCGTCCTCAAAACTGACGCCATCACGCATGCAATCCTGCGCGCGCTCCAAGTCTTTGTGAAGTTGCGTCAGTGCCTCGTCGTCCAGCTGTTCAAGCCCGGCCAAGCCAAACGTGGCCTGGTCGATCAGCTGCTGCATGGCAGAACCCCAGCGCCGCCGGATGTGACGAATCATCCGGCGGTGTGACTCGCGCTCCAGCTCGCATAGTCGCTGTGGGACGTATTCCTCGTCTGCCTGTACCACCCGCAGCTGAGGTTTGGCCCTTGGCTTGAGTCCATCCTCGATGACTGCAACCAACCGTCCCAACAGCTCTTTGTCTACCATTTGTTCTCCCTACTCACGGCGTCGTAAAAGATCGGCAACCCTTGCGCCGAAGTCGATCACATCAGCCGTGGTAGGCGTTTCCGGCAGGGAGCAAGCCAGCTGGTACGCGGCCAACGTCTGGTCTGGATGGGTTTCGGGGTCATAGCTCCAGCCTTGGCGCTTTGCCACCTGGCGAAGCGCTGCAATCGACGTGGCTAGTTTGTCAGGGTCGAATCCCACCGATTGAGATGGTGAAGCGACGCCGGTCCCAGTCATCAGATATTCCACCGATGTGCCTAAGTAACGGGCCGCCGCCACGGCGTTGTCAGCCATGATCATCCGGGTCGCAGGCTTTGAGTCGCTGTCGTTGAACCATTGCCACACAGACGGCTGCGACTTGCCACAGGCTTTGGCCAGGCCCTGCAGGTTCAGGCCTTTGGCCAGCAGCTGTTCCTGAATTCTTTCTGCCCACTTTTCCATTAGGTCAGCCTACAGAGTCACAATTTAGGTTGGCCTATTGACTTATTGATAGGTATGCCTATTATTGCGCTATGGGCAGGTCTATGGGCTCAGAAATCGTTGACCGGCTACTCAGCACTTCGCCGTTGTGCGGCTGTGCAGGATTCCCCGGCCGTGGGTAGGTGCACGGCGCGTGAGAGGCATCCAAGGGTGTGCAGTCAGGTGCTCCAGCTGCTGCGCCAGAGCTGGTCGTGCTGGTTGGAATCCCCGGGCCAGGTCCGGTGCCGAGCCCCTGCCTGTCAGAGGTGCGTATCGGAGCACTACCTACAAGCATTCGCGGCTTAGCTGTCGCCGCCATCCAGGGACGTGGATGTCCCGCAACACCTTCAGGAGAACGCCTACATGGCAGACGAATTTGATAGAGCGAGCGAGTACGAGCAGATCGCCCGCGATGAGGCCATCGCTCGAGCGCTCGCCACCGCCATACCTTTCAGGCCGCATCGACACTGCGAGCACTGCGAAGAATTTCCGCGTGCCCAAGGCTCGGTGAACTGTGTCCGCTGCATCCAGGAGCTGGCACAGTGAACTACTACGAACACCATCTCGGTGACTATGCTGCAGCCACGGCGCATCTGTCGTTGCTGGAGGATGCCGTGTACTCGCGCCTGCTGCGACGTTACTACCTGCAGGAACAGCCACTGCCTGCCGATGTAGCAAGACTGGCACGCCTGTGTGGTGCCCATGGCAGCGAGGAGCTGGCTGCAGTGGAGGCGGTGTTGCAGGAGTTCTTCGAACTGCAGGACGATGGCTGGCACAACAAGCGTGCTGATACGGAAGTGGAGCGCTACAAGGACAAGCAAGCCAAAGCCAAGGCCAGTGCCGACGCGCGCTGGAACAAGCCGGGTAAGCGTTCGCTATGCGAACGCAAAACCAGCGCACTGCCAGCGCATGGCGAACGCGATGCCCACCAGTCACCAGACACCAGTCTCTCTTCTTCACTTCGTTCCGAAGAAGTCTCCCGTCGCGCTACCCCCCTGCAGCGTCCGTGCGGAGTAAGCGAGCAGATCTGGAGCGACTGGGTTGCATTGCGCAAGGCCAAGCGTGCACCGGTGACAGCAACCGTGCTCAGTCAGGCGCGTACTGAAGCAGAGAAAGCCGGTATGGCGTTTGAGGCATTCCTCGCGGTGTGGTGCGCGCGTGGTTCGCAGGGCCTGCAGGCTGATTGGCTCAAGCCACACGAACGCGATTCCGGGCACCTCAAACAGGTCAACCCCGCGCAAGCAGCACAAAGCAAGACGCTTTCCGCCATCCAACAACTGCAGAGCATGAAGCATGGACACTCATTGGATCCACGACGAGATTCTGGACGGCTTGAGCGTGTTGCTCTGCCTCGGGCTTGACCGGACACCGGCTTCAGACCTGATTGCAGGCACCGCGATGGCTTGGACCCGTGCACTTTCCGATGGCCGCAGATGGGAGCGCGGTTTGGACGCACCACGCTTTCGGGCAGCTTTTCTACGCTTGTCGAAGAACCGCCGGAGTTGGCCTGCACCTGCCGACTTTCTAGAGGCAATCCCGCCACGCAACACGCCTGCCATCACCAAACAACCTATCAAGGCTGCTCCAGATCGCGCGCGCCGCGCCGCGCTGGAGCTGGCAGATCTGCTCGGTCTACCGCCTGAGCACTGAGTTCCTTCCCAACTATCTTTGCCACCTTCCGGAGCTGACATGACCGATCCACGCGAACTCCTGGCCCGCCTTGGTCCAACAACCGTCCGCTTTGACATCAGGCGGGCCAGCACCGTTCCAACACTGAGCAATATCGATATCGCCGGCGCGCTGGGGATGGTGCAGCCTGGCCTTGGTCGGGACCTGCTGGAGCTGCTGCATGTACCTGACCCGCATATGCAGGACATTGCCAAAATCTATGAACATGTGTGCAGGTTGGCGATGGACGAAGCTACGCGTCGCGGAATTCTCCACGGGGAGGCAAAGACCCGCTGGGGCATGGCGTCCTCATTGGCTAGCTTTCGCGGTGACAGAAGTGAGGCGATGCGCCGTGAGCTGGCAATCCTCAAGGCTCGTGTCGGGGTCGCCCGTGATCAACTTTGGCCTGACACGCTGCACGAACGCATGCCGGCACTTGCACGCCTGCTGATTGGCTACATGCGCGGAGAGCGCTTGAGTAACCGCGAAAAATCCGTTCGCTTGAAGATCGATGAATCCACCTGGCGCGGTAAATGGAGCGGCATCTTCGAGCACCTTCTAGGCATGTTGATCGATGCCGAGCAGCATGCCGCCAGGCAGTTCGCACAGCGCCTGAAAAGTGGCTGATGCGGGATGGCACTCCCGCAAGAGCGGGGGTATATTTGCATCATCGCGCAGTCACCACGCCCCGGCACTGCGGGGCGTTTCCATTTGTCTTCGTTGTAGCGAAGCCGGGCTGGGGCAGTACTGCAATCGGGCATGTCGGAGCTTGCAGCGACCTCATGCCATTTCATCGTTTCCAGCGAGGCCCTCGTGGCGATTCTTGATTACATAATTGGCCAGACGATCACGCCGGGCCTGTTGTTGCTTCCTGCAAGAATGGATGGTCGCGGTGCCAGGTTGATGCTGCTCGCAATTGGTTTGCAGGAATCGCGCTTCCAATATCGACGCCAGATAAAAGGGCCAGCGCGTGGCTTCTGGCAGTTTGAAAAGAACGGCGGCGTGCGCGGTGTATTGACCCATGCAACAACGAAGGCAGCTGCAATCGGTGTATGCCGGGAGCGGAGCGTCGGTCCGAACGAGTCTGCCGTGCATGCAGCGCTGGAGAAGGATGACCTTCTCGCATGCGCTTTCGCACGGTTGCTGCTCTACAGCGATCCGCGTCCGCTCCCGGCCCCGGGCGAAGTCGCCAATAGCTGGGATTGCTACCTGCGCAACTGGCGACCAGGCAAGCCGCATCGGGGCAGCTGGGACGAGCTGTACATGCACGCCAGGGAGGCATTGGATTGATGGAGGACGCAATGATATGGGGCGTCGGCAGTGGCCTGGGGTTGTTGCTGCTGCTTGGCAAGATGGCGTGGGACCGGTTTCTTTCGCCAGAAGGAAAAGCGAACGATGCACTTGTCAGCCAACTGGGTGAGCGCATCGCCGCGCAGGAGGCGCGGCTGGTGACACTGGAGAGCGGCCTGGACGAAGAGCGGAAGGCACGCCGCGAAGCGGAATCGCGTGTGTACGAGTTGACGATGAGGATCATGCATTTGGAGTTCGAGCTCAAGCGGCATCACATCGAGGTGCCGCAGTGAGGCGCATTCGGGTCCTGACCATTGTCTGGCTCCTGTCTTTGTGTGGATCGTTCTGGGCAGGACGTGAATGGCGGTCAAGATCCTGCGACCTGGCTCAGAGCCTGGCAGAGAGAAAGCTGCAACAAGAGAAAGCGCGAACGATCAACCGGACCAGGGATCTGGAGCGCAAGTTGATGTTGCTGCAGCAAACGGCGAGCGATGACGCAAGTGCACGCGAGGCAGAAATAGATGCGCAATACGATGCAAGGCTTGCTGCTGCTGGTGACGGTGCTGACTACGGCCGGCTTTCCAGGTTGTGGGGCCAATGTGAAACCGAACGCTTGTCCGAGCGCAGTGCCGCTGCCGCGGAAGTTGCAGGACAGGACCGACTACGCAGAGAGAGTGCGGCGCGAATTGTTCGGTACGTCGAAACCCTCCAGTCGGAGCGGGACGAACTGATCGACCGATATCGGGCATTTACGCAATAAGTGAGGTGTTCTGAATACCTGAGGGGCCGCCAAGTGCGGCCCTTTTCAGTTTCCGCGTCCAACGTCTATGGGAACAGGTTCTGTACGGCGGGACACGAGTCCGGGACGCGGTGTAGTCGCTCCAGATGGAGCACAGCGACGAGGAGAAGATGCATGCCCAGGGGCGGTCCAGTAGACGATCATGAACAGCCATTGAGTGACGAATGGGTCATCACGGCAAATCCAAAAATCAATCCAAAAACCGGCACCTATGATTCCGCGGATTTCAGTGCGGTGAATGGAGGCAATCGTGTGTCCGGCGAGGTTGCCGATGGCCAGATATCGGCCAACCTGAGCAACGGAACCGCCGAGCTTGGAGTGCGCTACGACGACAGCGGTGTGACCGGTAGCGTTGGTTACAAGTTTGGCAACGACACCATCAATATGCGCGTTGGCTACACCAGCGCGGGTGCCAGTACCGGGACCGTTTCGGTGACGTTTCCTGGTGGCGTAACCGCGTCGATCAGTACCACCCAGAGCAGTGCTAGCTACACCTTCAGCAACGGCTGGAGTGCAACATATAGCAACTCGTTCAGTGGCACTGGTTCGAGCCTGTCGTTCTCCAGCCCGTCCTCGCAGACGTCTGGATTTTCGATGTCATTCGGCGCGCAGAAGTCCTCGGGTGTTTGGGAAATCAAAGCCAACTTCACGCTGAAGACGCAGTAAATATCCCCGGGAACTGAACAGTCATCTACGCAAGCGGCCGCTGGCTCCGCGCCATGTACCGTCGCTACATGGCTTGTGGCGGTAAAGACGAAGTCGATAGCAGATAGGTTGAACTGAGTGCTCTCGGTTTGAATGAGTTGATCGGCAGGGAAGCGGATCAATTCGCTGCCAAGCCTGGTTGGGACTGGTGTGGTATCGGTTCAGTGCAGATCGGTTGACGTTGGCGCCATGCGTCAGAAAGAGATGGGGTACCGATGACCAACTCGACGAATCGGTTCACGGCTTCCTCCAGCTGGTCTTCATAAGAGCATGTGCGGTGCCGCTTGGCACGTTCAGGAGCGGCGACTGGACGAGAAACGGTATGCGACGACATGAAGGTGAAGTCCGCTTGATGCCGCGTCGATGGCCTTGGCGGCACCGGCGCACGCCATCGTAAAGGCGCCGTCAATAGCTGCCTGCGCTGATTGCAGGCACAAGAGGTGAGCATGAGTTATGAAAACAAGTTGTCGGAGTTGATTGGACCTGTTCTCGGGCAGCGCTTCTATCCAGATGTGCTGCCTGAAGCAGTTGTTTTTCCCTGTGGTGTTTACCAACAGGTCGGAGGGCAGGGGCTGTGGTTCAGCGAGCGGACGATGCCGAGCCACAAACATGCCCGGGTGCAGATAACAGTCTGGGCTGACACTCGCCAGGAGGCGAACCAGCTTATCCGGCAAATCGAAGACCTTACCTGCACATTGGCGAATGCCGAGACGTACGGCGCAGCCATATGTGCCTACGAGGACACCATCAAGAAGTTCCGCGCAAGACAAGACTTTGGGCTCTGGCACTCAGATCCATAAGCACCCCCAACAGCCCGGCAACCGCCGGATTTTTTAATGACTAAATAAGGTAATAGAAATGTCTCTCAAGCTTCCCAAGGGTACTCAGTTTGGCTTTGCCACCCTGTCGTCCACCAAGATTGCCGCTACCAGCTTCTCCAAGGCGGCGCCGTCTCTTGCCAGTGTTGCTTCCGGCGCCGTCGACGCGGGTGAAGTTGTCCTGATCGGCCTGCCTGGCTGGCCGATGCTCAACAACCGCATCGCTGAAGCAGGCAACACGTCGGCGGGTGCGATCCCGCTGCTCGGCACCAACACCACTGATGCGGTGCTCTATCCGGGGACCAGCGGTGCCGGTACCGTCCAGGTCGCCGATGATTTTGTCGACTTCACCCAGCAAGGCGATGCATCCACCGCAGGCGGCGATCAGCAGTACTGGTCCGGCGTGCTGCTGGAAGACCCGACTGGTCGCCAGATCCAGATCCCCACCAGCAAGAACGCCAAGACCCTGACATTGCCACTGTACTTCGACCCGAAGCTGCCCTGGTACAGCGCAGCCAAATCGGTGGATGCCAAGGGTGAGCCGGTGATCCTGCGCGCCAAGCTGCCGGGTGGCGATCGCCTGTACTGGTACGGCTACATGTCCTTCGATGGTGACCCGTCGATCAGCGCCAACAACCCGATGGGCAACACCATGTCGTTCACCGCGCTGAGCGATTCGACTCTGGTGGAGGCCGAATAATGTTCAAGGTAAAAGCCCCGGAAGTATTCGAGGCCACCTTGACCATCGTCGGCCAGGGCCGTGAGCAGAAGCTCAAGCTGAAGTACCGGCATCTGCTCAAGGACGCCTATAAGGCATTGGTGGAAAAGCTGGCGGGCGGTGAGATCACCGCGGCTCAGGTGATCCTGGACATGGTGTCCGAGTGGGACGCTGATGTGGACCTGGATACCGAAGGTGTGGAGCTGGCGCTGCAACATCAGATCGGCCTGGACAGCGCCATCATCCATGGCTACGCCCAGTCCATCCAGGTTGCCCGCAAGGGAAATTGATCGAGGCGGTGGGGGCGATGTACTGGCACGCCCCCACCGAGGCCGAGCTTGCAGACAGCGGCCTCAAGGCAAAGCACTACCCGCCGCCGGAAGTGGAACTATGGCCGGAATGCGCCTTGCCGATCGAGATATTTTCCCGCGTGTCCTCCCAGTGGCGCGTTGGTGCCGGAGGACCCATCGGGCTCGACTACAACGTCGTTTACTACGAGTTGGACAGAGAAGGGCTGGAGGGGGACAGGCGCGATGAGGTCATGGCCGGCATTCGCATTGTCGAAGGAGCCGCGCTTGCACACATGGCTGACTCCAGCAGATGACCGGGCCGACGTCGCCTGGTCATTCAATTACAAACCCGCCGACCGGCGGGTTTCATACAGCATCAAGGAATGTTCATGACCGATACCGCCCAGGGCAACTCACGGATCGAAATCGCGGTCAATACATCGCAGTTTGATTCGGCGATCGCCGCCGCGAAGCGGTCGGTCGCGGATATGTCGGCATCTGCGCAACAGCAGTACAAGCGGCTGTCTGCCGCGGAGAAGCAGCGGGTCGCGAACCTGATCAAGCAGGCCGACACGCTTAAAATGAGTCAACAGCAACAGCTCGCTTACTCGGCTGCGTTGAGCACCAGCGGGCCGCTGCTTGATGAGATCACCCGCAAGCTGGCTTCCTCCACTGCGGAGATGACCAAGCAAGACGCAGGTCTGCAGCAGCAGAAGGCCATGCGTGAGCTGCCAGGTGTAATGGCGAACATCGCTGTCAGCCTGCGCGAAGGCCAGGATCCGCTGGCGGTCCTGCTCACACAGGGCGTCCAGTTGCGGGACATGTTTGGCGGCGTTGCGCCGGCGGCGCAGGCAGTAGGAGCACAGCTGGCGATGCTGGCCAACCCCATCACCATTGTCGGTGGCTTGATCGCCGGCCTTGCCGTGGCCTGGAAGGAGGGGGCCGACGAACAAGCTGCCTTCAGCAACGCACTGATCACCACCGGCGGCTACGCTGGTGTCGGGGCAGGACAGTTCAAGGGCTTGGTGGATCAGCTGGCAGCCATCGAGGCGGTGACGCATGGAGGCGCAATTGACGCGTTGACCGCCGTGGCGGCCTCTGGTCGGTTTGCCGGTGACGAATTCATCGAGGTCGCGGAGTCAGCGGCACGCATGGAAGCGGCGACCGGACAGAGCATCGACACCACCATCGCGAAGTTCGCGCAGATCGCCGAGTCGCCCGTTGACGCGTTGCTGAAGTTCAATGAGACGGAGCACTTCCTCACCCGTCAGCAGCTTGAGCGGGTTGACGCGCTCATTGCCGAGGGCAGGGAAACCGAGGCCGTCTCCGAGGCTACCGCAATCTACAAGCAGCACATGGATGAGGTGGCAACCTCGGTCGAGGCGGCAACGCCTGTGCTCACGGCAATGTGGAGCGGCGTCAAGGAAGACGCTTCATCCGCATGGAATGAAGTAAAGGGCTTCGCGGAATTTCTGGCCGCGGCTGGCCAGAAGTTCCAGAAACGATCAATCTGGGAGCAACTTGGACCGCAGGGTGCAGTCAATGCCGTAAGGGACCTGTACTCAGTCGAGCCCCCGGAGCCGGTGGCGACGCCGCGGCCTCCGGCGAACGTTGTAGCGCCGGACGAGCGGAAGGCCCGTGCAGAGCGTGAAGCAAAGGATAGGAAGGACAGGGAGGCTGCCGAGCTCAAGGCGAGCCAGGCACGGTACGGGCTATCTCAGCGTCCGAGTGCAGGGGCTGCTCAGGTGCAGGACCCAACCATCGACCTGGCGCAACGTATCAAGAAGCAGATCGATTTGAACGACCAGCTGCTCGGTAATGAGGTGAAGCTCACTGCGAGCCAGAAGCTGAAGAAGGAGGTTGAGGAAGAACTCCTCAAGCTGGGAGACAAGGCTTCACCGGCGCGCCGACGCGAGATTGAAGAACAGCTCAGCCTGCTGGCAACAAGCGACGGGAAAGTCGCGGTCTATCAGAAGGAAGCTAAGGCCAAAGAGCAACTCGCCGCGTTGGATGCGCAGATCGCGGAACGTGAATCCGGCCGTGCCAGAGCGAACTCCGACGCGCTGATGGTATTTGGCTACGGTACGGATGCAGTCGAGAGAATGCGGCGGCAACTGGAAATCCAGCGCGAGTACCACGACGGAGTCAAGAAGCTTCGAGACGAGGGTGTGGCCGAGGACAGCGCGTCTTGGAGGGAGCAAGTCCAGCATCTGGCGGAAAGTCGCGAGCGGATGCTGCGCGATGAGCAGGATTTCCAGCAACGGCGCCTTGAGGCGATGGGGGACTGGCGGAACGGAGTTAGCACCGCCTGGCAGGACTATGCGGCCGGGGCCGCGGATGTAGCTGGCCAAACCAAGATGCTGTTCAGCAACGCGTTCGGTGGTGCGGAGAATGCAATCGTGGCGTTCGCCAAGACCGGCAGGTTGTCGTTCTCCGAGCTGGCGGATTCGATCATCAATGATCTGGCACGCATTGCTGCCAAGCAGATAGTCACGGGCCTTTTGGGCAATGTGTTCTCGGGTCTATTGGGTAGCGATGTGACCAGTACCGGGAATTCGCTCGTCAGTAATGGGACGCAGGGAATCAACGCCAACCTCATGGCTGGTTTGACAAAAAATGCAAAGGGGGGAGTCTACGTCTCCCCGACTTTGTCCGCCTACTCGGGCGGCATCTACAACAGCCCGCAGTTGTTCGCGTTTGCAAAAGGCGCCGGTATCTTCGGTGAGGCGGGGCCAGAGGCGATCATGCCGCTTGCCCGCGGTGCCGATGGCCGGTTGGGGGTAGCCGCTTCCGGCGGGGCTGGTACCTCGGTCAAGATTGAGGTGGAGAACAGGGGGCAGCCGGTGCAGGCACGGGCCACGGCCTCGCAGCAGCCGGATGGCTCGACCCTGATCAGGATGGTCCTGGATAGCGTGGCTGACGACATGGCAACAGGCGGCAAGACCGCCCAGGCGATGCGCAGCCGCTTTGACGTAGCGGAGCGTGTGTGATGACCGATTTTCCTGCCTATGCGCAGATCCTGATGGATGGGTACACCGAATCATTCGATGCCTCCGTGGAGCGCACCGAGATGGAGCGGGGCATTCCCAAGCAGCGCCTGGTCAACAGCCAGGTACTGGTCAAGCTCAACGCAACATTATTGTTCGTCACGCCTGGCGACGTGGCTGCCTTTGAGAACTGGTACTTCGGCACGATCAAGCGGATCGGTTGGTTCCAGATGCGGCATCCCAGAACCGGTGTCTCCATCACGGCGCGATTCGAGAGCGGCAATATCGGTAGCTTGGCCCCTTTGGGGCCGGGCTTCCACATTGCGAGCCGAAGCGCGGTGATCGAGTATCTGCGGTAGCGCAGTGCGATCAGGTGCTCCGGAGAGTCAATGATCTGCCTGCAGCGATGCAGTAGTCCGGCTTCTGGTCTGAGACCTTCATGAAGCAGCCGATCTCCGCCGTCGTACCCATCCCTTCCGCATCGATGCCCCGTCCAGTGCGGGGCTTTTTATTGGGCACTACATGACTACTTTTCTTGAGCGTCGGCAGCGCGTTACCGACCCTGCCGGCACGCTGCTGTTCCTCGAAGTATCTGCCGCATCATTCAACGACACTTTGCGCATCGTCAACGACACGCAGAACTGGACAAGCAATGGGTTGGAGTACCTCGGGGTGCCGTTCGGCTTCAAGCTGCCGGACGACGTATCCGGCCAGACTCCCCGCGCGGTTCTCACCCTGGACAACATCGGTAAAGGCATCACCGATGACCTTGAAGGCCTCCAACCTTACGATGTGGTTAAGGCCAAGCTGATGATCAGCGACCGAGCTGATCCAAACGTGATCGAACGGACCTACATCCTGCCGATTACCCAGGTATCGGTGAATTCCAAGACGGCCAGTGCCCAATGTGGCTACGACGCGGTAATGCGTCAGCAAGCGGTGCGGGTGCGCTATAACCTGTTCACTGCACCAGGGGCATTCTGATGCGATTGGCGGACATTGAGCGTTTCACGCTCATTCCCTATGACGAGGCCACATTCGATTGTGCGGATCTTGTCGTGTGCGTACAGCGCGAGCTCTTCGGGAGGGAGGTCGCTTTGCCGAGCCGGCGTCCGCGCGGCACGGCCGGGCAGGCGGCGATGGGAGCGTTGTCCAGGCCCTACGCCCGACGAACTGGAACGCCGCAGGATGGGGACCTCGTCCTGATGATTGAGCACGGACACAAACGCCCCGGCCACGCCGGGGTTTTCTTTTTCCTGGCCCACGAACCGTGGGTCCTGCACGCAAACGAGAAGACCGGCTGCAGCATCCTGCACCGCGTCCGCGACCTGCCCGACTACGGGCTTCGAATCGAAGGAACCTACGCATGGGTCTGATGGAACTACCGCGCAACGAACCGGGCCAATTGATCATCACGCCGCACCCGATGCTGCTGGATGGCCAGCGCAACCTGGTGTGGGAGGCCCGCGCCGGTGAGAGCCTGTATGCACTGTTGATGCGCAACGTGCCTGAGCTGGACGGGCAGCCGTGGGCGGTGTCCGTCGATGGTGTAGGCTTCGAACGAGACCAATGGCATTGCATCCTGCCGAAGCAAGGGCAGATCGTTGAAGTGCGCGGCGGCGTTGGTAAAGCGGCGCTGATGGTTGTTGCGATGGTCGCCTTGACCTATTTCACTTTTGGTCTTGGGACCGCCACCACAGGTATGTGGGGGGCGGCTTGGGGAGCTAGCGCGGGCGGTCTGGCCGGCGCGGTTTTGTCCTCCGGTATGTACATTGCTGGCTCAATGCTGATCAACAAAGTGCTGGGTCCGAAACCGCCGAAAACGCGGAGCCAGGAGCAGGACTCTGTCTACTCACTGTCCAGCGCCAGAAACCAGCTCCGCCAGTACGAGCCGATCCCCTTGCTGTTCGGTCGCGTGCGTTTGGCACCAGACCTGTTGAGCCAGCCCTACACGTGGTACCAGGGCAACGATCAGTATCTGGGCATGTTGTTGTGCGCAGGTGTGAACGTAGGCAGGATCGAGCCGCTGTACAACAACGACACGCTGTTGAGCAGCTACGAAGGCGCGCAGGTGTTTCATTCGGGCTACAGCCAGATGCCGGACGAGACGATTCCGCTCTACAGCAACGCCGACGTGATCGATGGTGCGCAGCTGCTGGATACCGGTAGCGATCCGAAGCACACCCCGAGTGCGTGGGTGGAGCGCACCAGTTCGGCCAATAGTGTGCGGCTGATCGTTGGCCTGGAGTACCAGCTGTACGACAGGACCAGCAAAGGCGGTGACAAGAACAACACCGAGCGCGTCGATATCCAGTATCGCGCAAGCGGCACCGAGGCCTGGCAGAATTTCGGCAACTATACGGTCAACAGCAGCAGGACGAAGGCTTATCGCGTTGGCTATGCCAAGGACGTGCCGCAGGGCAAATATGACGTTCGCGTGCGCACGGCCGGCTTGAACACCAATGGCAGTGGTGCGCAGGCCAGTTTCACCTGGTCAACGCTTACCAGCGTGCAGGTGGACGATGGTGACTACACCGGCCTGTCACGTACCGGCGTACAACTCAAGGCAACGGGCCAGCTCAATGGCTCGCCGGATGAATTGCGCACGATCGGCTACGCCGACCCCGTCCCGGTCTGGGATGGCAATGCCTGGTCCATGCTGGAGACCAGCAATCCTGGCGCACAGATCCTGGCGTATGCCCGCGGTATCCGCCGCGGCGGACGCCTGTTGGGCGGCATGGCGCTGGATGAGGAGCAGATCGACATCGCTTCGCTCAAGGCGTTCATGCTGCACTGTGCCGCCAATGGCTACACCTATGACAACTACATCAAGGACGCGCGCAACCACGATCAGATTCTGAGCGCCGTTGCGCTGGCAGGCTTCGGCCATATCACCTGGGCTGGCGGTCGACTGGGCGTTGTTTGGGCGGCTCAGGACCAACCGCTATCTGGCGTGGTCAACATGGGCACGGTCAAGAAGGGCCAGTTCCAGGTTGATTACAGCCTGAGCAACGCAGCCGATGGCATCGAGTACACCTATATTGATGGCCAAACCTGGGAACCCAAAACACTGCGAGTGCCTGCGCCTGGCGTAACGACGATGCTCAACCCCGCCCAGGTCACGGGCGAGGGTGTTACCACCGAGCAGCATGCTGCCCGTATGGCGCGCTGGCACTTGGGTCAATCGTTGTATCAGTACAAGGACATCAGCTACAGCACGGATATCGAGCATCTGAGCTATCAGCGCATGTCCGTACTGGCGATGCAGCATGACATGACCCAATGGGGCTTTGGTGGCCGTGTCTCGGCTGCCAGCGATGAAGCGGGCAAGGTCAGCTTGATGCTGGATGAGGAGGTGCCGGCCCCAGCCAGTGGGAACGCTTACATTGGTCTGCGCCTTCCTGGCGAACGTGTCTATCGCGTACTGCGGGTCGCAGCCTTCTCGGGCAAGAGCAAGCAGATTAGCCTGGCTGATCCGTGGCCATCTGATGCGGCTTTGCCGGGCAACACAATCGATAATCCTGCGCACGACACGTTGTGGATCTACGACTTCAAGCAGACCCCGGGCCTTCGCGTACGCGTGGTCAGCATCGAGCCGGAATCCGACCTGAAAGGCGCGAGCGTCCATGTGGTCGCCGAAGGTCCAGAGTTCTGGCAGTACGTGTTGACTGGTGACTACATTCCTTCGCCGAATGCATCGTTGCAGCAGACGCGCCCGGTGGCCTCCAATCTCAGGATCACCGAGCAGCAGGTAGTGCAGGGCAACACCTCCTTTACCGAGTTGACCGCGACATTCGACATCTCCGGCCCAGTCGGCAACATCGTCGTGCGCGCGGCCGCTGCGGGTCAGGAGCTGGAGGAAGTAGCACAGACGGGGACACGGACTGCCACCTGGCGCATTCCCCGCGCAGGCGTCTACAACATAGTCGTACGTGCATTCTCGCCGGAAGGCGAGGCGGGCGTGGCGGTATCAGCGACCTACATCACCGCCGGTGCCGACGTGCCACCGGTGCTAGTCGACCTGTTTGATGTGGAGCAGCGCAGTGGTGGCGTGCGGCTCTACACGTGGGGCTGGTTGAGCGAAACGATCCAATCACCCGACTTCGCGGGTGTCGAAATCCGCTACGTCGCAGGTAAGTTTGAATCCCCTGAATGGGACACCATGACGCCTGTGGGCGACACGGGCTATCACACCGCTGCATTTGAAGCTGTTGTGCCGGACGCCGGGTCATGGACGTTTGCTTGTCGTAGCCGAAATTCCGCAGGCGTCCTGTCGTCTGGCATGCGCTTGAAGTCCATCGATCTGAACGCGAGCCTGGGCGAGGTCATCACCGAGATCGGCGACACCATCGCCCAGGAAACCATTGATCGTTTCAACGCAGATGCCAAGGCTGTGCTGGACGCCGTGTTGCAGGCCGGCCAGTACACCGACCAGCAGGTTGCGGCACTGAACGGCGTCCTGGAGGACATTGTTGGCGCAGACGAGTGGAACAACACCGACACGTATCCGGTTGGTGATTTCGTTCGTCACAACAACGTGATGTGGCGTGCGTTGGTTGAGAATGCCAATGTTGAACCGGGTACAGGTGGTGCTGCTACTTGGCAGGAGATTGGCGACTACACATCTGTCGGCGATGCCCTGGCGGCAGCTATCAGCATGTCTACCAGCAATGCCAGTGACATCGCAGTTGAAGCGCAACGCATTGAAAGTGTTATCGCGCGTATGCCTGCCGGTAATAGTGCAGTGGCAAGTCAGGCCAGTGTGAGCACGCTTCAGCAAGCCTTGATTGACGAAACGAGCACGCGCGCGCAGCAGATCGGCTCTGTGCAGGCGTCGCTTGGCAACAAGGCCGATGCGGGTGCAGTGCAGTTGCTTGAGGGGCGGGTAGGTACTGTCGAAGGGCAGATGGCCTCACAGAGTCAGGCTATCACCAAGGTTTCGGCAAAGCTGAATACTATTGGTGTGAACCGGTTACGCAACCCTTCGTTCTTGAACCGTTCGATTGATGGTTGGGATGGTGGTGCGTATTCGTTAAATACACAATGGTCTGAACGACTTGGTGGTTATCATATTTTCAATGCTCCCGGGCCTGGTCAGCGTTACATAGCTTCGCAGCTTGTTAGCAATGGTGATAACACGGCTGTTCCGGGTGAAAAATCTACATTAGCAATGACTGTTTATTGCGATGGGCCATGGTTTCTTTCCATTCAATATCGTAACGAAGCGGGCGTGATCCTGCAGTCTTTCAACTCCCCTACATATCCATCCACCGCGTTCCCTGCAACTGAGTATGGTTGGCGGCGAGTTGAACTGACTTCAGGGGCCGCACCCGCTAGTACCGCGTTCGTTGTTGCAGTACTGTGGGCAACGGATACTGTGGGACACTTGCGCATGGCACTGCCTATGCTAGTGCTTGGCGAATCAATCGGGTCGTTTTCAGATGATAAGTCGCCTGTGTATCAGGCCCAGGCGTTGACCACGCTTACATCCCGCGTTACTCCCCTAGAGGCGACTGCGATTGCTACTACAGCAGCTATTGCTTCGTTGGGTGGCAGCAGTAACCTTTTTGAAAACTCTGAATTTTCGCGAATAGGCACAGAAAACAATGCGGTTGGTTGGGGCTGGGCTTGGAATCCAGGTGGTTGGAATATTCCTTATTCCCCCCAGATTGCTCCGGGCGGATCCGGTTGGGAACCAAGTGGTGGTAAATCACTGGGTGGTTCGAAAGCTGGCGCAGTTACTTCGGGTAGTTATGGTGTTGTATATCAATTTGGCACCCAAGTGCAGGCGGGCAAAAGATACATCTTGTCAATGTTGTCGGCCAATCATCGTTGTACAACAGCGTTGGCGATGCGATTCAATAATAGTAGTGGAGCCAATATCCACGAGCCACTAGGTCTATGGTCAACCTACGATGGTAATGGCGGTGCCAATTTAATCAATTGGGAGTATCGGTTCTTGAGCGTTGTTGCTCCTGCCAATGCGACAACGCTTGATGCTGGCCTTTGGGTAAATGGCACGGGGCAATCAGATCCATACTTTTGGTTTACCCGGCCCATGTTGGAAGAAGCCAGCGATACCCAAACAAAGCCTTCGCCATGGGCGCCAGGCAGTAGTAGCAAGCAGATTGCCAGTTCCATCAATACGCTCAGCGCCAGCATCAATGCCACTACTGGAAAAGTGAACGCTGTCAACGGCGTGTACCTGGATGTCAACGGTTATGTGTCTGGTACGGTCAGCGAGAACAATGGTCAGCGATCCAGCTTTTCCATCCTTGCGTCCATATTCCGTGTCATCAGCAGCGCGTCCACCGGTCTGGAATGGCAGAACGGGTATCTTCGGGCCTACAGCGGGTCGATACAGTTGATCCTTGGAATCAACTTTGGTTCAAGTTCCGACCTTTGTTTTTGGTATGGCCCAAACGTTGGCACGGCAAACTGTACAAAAGCCAATGGTACTATCTGGTTCGACAATACGGGCGGCGCGTACTTCGGTGGCTCGTTGTCGGCAGGGACCAAGAAGAACGCAGTGCAGACAACCACCACAGTGACAACCGGTACGTCGCTGTTGAATGGGCCGTTCGGCACAAATGGGGGCACGCGTACTGTGACATTGTCCTTCAATCGCAGCCACACGCGTACGAATAGCAATATGGGAAATGATGGGTTTGTCGCCGGCTCTGGTGCAAATACGGCGACTGTGAGGCTCTATCGCGCAATCGGAAATGGGGCCGAGGCCCTATGGCAGACGTTGAGCGTAGGAGGAGGCGTGACTATCGAGAACGAATTTGATGGTGCAGATCTTGCTTATTCAGGCTGGAGCGGGTCTGCGACCTACAACGACAGTAGTTCGAGCTCGCAGACGGTGGCGTACAGAGCCGAGATTACATCGTTTACCCAGCAGGCAGTGACTCATCAGTCTGGCAGCTTCAATGGTCAGTCAATTAGCCAACACCTGTCGATCATTTCTGTTGAACCATAGCAGTGGGGCCGAAGAAACGGTGATATGTGCGCCCTCAAGGGCGCCTTGGAGAAGTCATGCCAAGGGATGCATCGATGTGTTGGTAGGAACTGTCAAGGAAAATGCCAGTTTGCTTTGAGCTTGGGGGGGCGGGCGCAACGAGATGCCGGGGGTACCGCTCTATCCTGCGCTCGACGACCTCGCTGAATGCCTTCCAGAAGCCCCTACGTATCGCTCTGCTGAAACGGCGCATTCTTGATTTCACTGAGTACCAACTAGAAGTTGACTCCTTGTTGATCATTTATCGTCGCCCTCCGGCTCGACAATGCCGGCATCCCAAATGGTGCTCTCTACGCGACCGTGGAAGTAGAGGCAGTCGGTAGGTACTACATACCTGCTGATTACCTTGGTATCTCCGCCGGTTTGCGATAAACCGCTGCCATTTCACTCTGGCCGCGCGTGCTGCCATTACCGTGCGGCCATGTTGTCACTGCTCGAAGACGCCATCGCCGGCCTGCTCGGCGATAGGCCGTACCTCCTGCACCAGGCTCAGCAAGGTCTTTCCCGGCTCTTCATTCATCACTTCATGCGCGGACTGTTCAAACCAGATCAGTTTCTTCTGCGGCGCATCCACGCTGGCGAACCATTCGGCCGCCAGTTCGGAGGACACGTTGTAATCGTGCCGGCCCAGGAACAGGAACAGCGGCGTCTTGAGCTGGCGGGTGCTGCTCATGTTGAGGGTCAGCACATCCGCGAGCAGGTGCTGCATGGAAAACTCGTTGCCCTTCCAGGCTGCGGCTATATCCGCGTCGGCATACTCGGGTGACAGCGCAAAGGCTGCGGCCTCGGCGTCACCGCCGCGGCGGTTGTGGACCATGCCGCCATAGTGGTTCAACCAGCGTCGCTGCTTGAACAGGGCATCCAATGCAACGGGTTCGTTGCCCTGGGCATAGGGTGCTATCGCTTGAAGCTCGGCGATGGCCTGCACGTTGTGGTCGCGGTGCGCCTGTTGCATGGTCCATGCTCGGCCGCGCCGTTCGCTCTCCGGCGCGTTGGATATCTGGCCCATGCCGATATAGGCATGGAGCCACTGCGGGCGCTGCTTGGCAACTTCCAGGCCCAGATAGCTGCCCCAGGAATGGCCGAGCACGAAGATCTTCTGCTTGCCGAATTCATGGCGCAGCCATGCCACCATTTCCAGTGAATCGGCAACCATGCGCTCGCGGGTCATGGTGGGGGCCAGCTGCACTGGGTCGTTGCTCGCAAAGGTTTTGCCCGCACCGCGCTGGTCCCACTGCACGACGGTGAAGTACTCCTCCCAGCCGCGCTG